CTCCGGATACATGGCGTTAACGTCTGGCATTTTCATCAACGCTTCAACGATATGTCCGTCGAATGTTGCCATGTCTTCCTGCAACAATTCCTGGGCGCTAATAACCATCTCAACGGTGATGTTTTCACATGTGTCGGACTTAACCAGGACCGCGTTCTGTACTTCAGGGGACAGCTTGTCAAAATTGACGTTCATCGGATCGGATTCTGGTTCGACCGGAATAAAGGAAGCGCATTCCTCATCCCAGCGGTTTTCCTGCATATATTCGGTATCCCAGGAGTCAATGGCAGGGCGGGGCATGCCGGGTTTATCCTCACAGACAAGAAATTTATAAGCGCAGTCCTGAGCAGCCGGATATTGCTCCAGGAATTGCCAGGTAAATTTGGCTCGGGCGCGGCGCTCGTCACCGGCTTCAATGGCAGTGGCCACAGCGACTGCACCTTCTTCCTTTATTGCCCGTTCGTCTGGAATAGCTGCACAAATAAAGACTTTATTCATTTTGTTTTAACCTCATTACAGATTTAAGGGTGAACAAATCCCTGCCATTGCTGGCATATAAAAATGAAACCGGATGTTTATTTCGGTGCTGTTTTAAAGTCCCGCCGGTATTTCGTTATTATTAGTGTGAGTAGCTTTATCTACCGGATAACAGTTACCGGGAATTTTTTGTTCTGCTGCTGCAGCCATGCATTCTTTCATTGAACCGTATAAGCCAGTCACCATCTCAAGAGATTCGCCGGAAACAAGATAAACTGTCAGAACGAGTGCAAATGTTGTTTTCATTGTTTATATCCTTTTTGCAGCAGGTCCAGACGAGCCAGCATTGAAGGAATGCATACTTCATTTAACAGGTCCTGCTCGAGTTTTCTCTGCTTAATGGCGTCTTCAATAAATGTTTTGTCTCCAGTGATAACGCCAATTTCGAAACGAAGTTCAGACGTACTGGCATTGTATGATAACTTTTCCATTATCGCGTCCTCAACAATGAATTTTGTGATGCAGTGCCTGGTGCCTCCAGGTGACGTTAACCAGTTAACAATTAACGCCGGATACAGAGCATTCCCGTTACTCAGCAAATGACCGCTTTACCGATTTAACTGTTCCGCGTGCGCTGAGCCGCATTCACCGCATCACAAAATTCACTTTTAAAAAAGGGCGGCAGAGCAGTCACGGAGTAAAACTGATACCGCCAAATGTCACCAGAATATTGATAACAGAGGGCGTTGCAGCGGGGTTGTCACTTAAGCGTATGGTCAACCTGACAACCCGGTGTCCTCAACGGGGAAAGAATAACCCCGCCATACTTACCGCCGCGCCATTTCGCGGATTGCCACAACCGGAAGCGCACGGTCGAAGATGCCGGTGGCACGCAACAGAGGGAGAAATAACTTCGCCGTGCGCTTTCGCGTTATGCCCTGACTTTTCAGGGATATATCCTTTCAGTAAACTGCCAGTGCCGGATGCTCACCCGTGTCCGGCGCACGCACTCCACCTGACCCGTGGAGAACTCCTTAATTAACAACCCTCAGGAGGGTGATTTTGAACACAATAAAAACCACTATTAATAATGATTTATCCCATGATGGAATAAATGCTGAATTAAGAGCCATTAAGCTCGCGATAGCTTTGATGGCAACAAGACTTCCGCCAGAACTTCGCTCAGAACGTGTAACAGATGCTTTAAAAAGCACAGGTGATAAACATGCCACTGAATTAGCAAATCTGATCCAACAATTCATAGACGAGGCGAATTCTCAAAACTGATTGTTATTTCTTTCTGAAAACTTTTACTATCCAGGCATTTTTTTGCTAACCAAATGCGGGCCTCTGTGCCTGCATTGGGTTCCAGTTCATGTAAGCGTTTTGCATCTTCCAGAAGCAAGGCAATAACGTGTTTAAGTTCTGTTTCATTCATCGTCAACCTCATCGGTCAGTAGTTTGCAATCACTCGCGAAACGTTTAATGCCGCTCTTTTTGCCAGAGTGGTAACATCTTGCTCCGCTGATGCCAGTTCTTTAGAGAGGCGCTCTTTGTAGTCAGCGGCCTGCTTCAGGTCATTAATGGCGCGTATCTTCCCGCACATCCATTCGTAAATTTCATCATCGGTATAGTCTGGCGCGATGATGACGGGTTCTCGTTTCTGCATACTGATTCCTCGCGGTGATGTTTCGCTTATCAGCCGTTAGATTTTGCCGAGCTGGAAAGCGCCTGTTTAAACTCACTGAAGCTGAGAGCTTCTTCGCCTTCGGCAAGGCCTTCGAAGTATTCTTCGTAAGCCTTTTCCATGATTGTGTCGAAATCCATATCACTCACCTGAATTTCTTTCCAGCCAGCGACGCGCGCCAGATTCGGTTTTAAACGTTTTGCTTTTGGTATACGTCATCGCGGTGAACGTACCGTCCTGGTTGAGAAACACGCCGTACACCAGAGATTCGTTGTTGCCAAGATCGATAGTATCCATGCTGACCTCATTTCCCCTTAACGCCGGGGTAGCGGAACAAAAACCTGCTGCATAGTTAAAGTTGAACCCTGCCGTCATGTTCTTACGCCTCGGGCTGGCTACTTAACCCCTGACCACTGCCTGGTAACTCGAAGTATTGCCCCGCATTCTGTGGGGCGGGGTGGGTTGGTATTTTTAGTTTAATAAACATTAAACTTAAGTCAAGTAAAAACTAAACCACGGAGCGTAACAAACACAACGCTTTTGATAAAGTCGTTGCGGTTGTTATGTTTCTATTGGTAGTGAAAGTTAGGGAAACTGGCGTCTTGCGTGGATCACGTTTACTACTTCAACGCTTGATGTTGTTACGCGGTATAGAATTATATAGTTAGGGTGGGCTACAATCTCACGCAAGCCAGGTACTCTGTCGCTTGGTGGGTATAAATACGGATGTTCGGATAACGGCAGCACACAACCCCTTAATCGCTGCCATAAGCGTTCAGCCGCATCTATGTCGAAACGAGCAATATAGCTAGCTATATCATCTAGGTCGGTATCTGCGCTTTCAAGCCATAACACGGGTAACATTTTACTGCTTGCTCCGTTCCTTGCGCATTTTAGCAAAGCGTTCTGCCATTCTGCGCTCAACTTCGTCATGGGGAATTGCTGGGCGCGGATCTGCAAGGCTCGTTGCTACTTTCGCACGCAGCCATTCGTTGTAACTGTTTTCTTGTTCAATGGTTTCAAATTCAGAAACCATTGGTGAAAGGGCTCTATTCATGTTTCCTCCGGTTTTATAACTCAGGCGCGGCGGCATTTTTGCGCCGCAATCCATCTCGCTATGAGATCTTCCATTGATTCTTTTTTCTGCTTTAACTCGCTGATTATCTGGCGTTGCTCATCCTCAGGGAAGGCTGAAAAAATCTGCAATAATTCCAGTTGATTAGACGTTAACCCTGCATGTGGTGGAGAAACTTCCGGTTGTTCTGCGTATTCCGCATCCAGATACCCTTCCGGCATCCCGTATGTTTGCTCTATTCTTCTGGCAGCCTTTTCTCCAAACGAGGCCCTCCCACTCATTAGTTGAGATAGGTAGCTCTTCTCTTTGGGTGGCAGAGTTTTATCTTTAAACCACTCCTTGAGACGTAAACGGCGAATTTCTTTTTTTTGCATGCGGTAATTATCTTTAGTAATCACTAAACAAGCAAATACTTGACTTAATGGTTTATTAAACACTAAACTCACAAAAAAACACTAAACCGAGGAAGGTATGACATTAAAAGAGTTTATTAAATCATTGAGGGTTGGTGATGCTAAGAAATTCGCGGCCAGACTTGGTGTATCGCCATCTTACTTATCGCAAATGGCGTCTGGACGAGCAGCTATATCTCCAACCCGCGCCCTTATGATCGAATCTGCGACGGAAGGCCAAGTAAGTAGGGCGGAGCTACGACCCCATGATTGGGAGCTTATTTGGCCTGAGTATGCGAGCGGCATTCGTTTGGGGCAAACACATGTAGTTCATGCTGAAGGTGATTGTAGTGCATGCTTATCTGATGGAGTTGATTCATGAAAATCAAGCATGAACACATCCGCATGGCGATGAATGCCTGGGCGCATCCGGACGGTGAAAAAGTTCCGGCAGCTGAAATAACCCGGGCTTATTTTGAGCTGGGTATGACGTTCCCGGAATTATATGACGACAGCCATCCGGAAGCCCTGGCTCGCAATACTCAGAAAATTTTCCGCTGGGTGGAGAAAGACACCCCTGATGCGGTTAAAAAAATTCAGGCGTTGTTACCAGCGATCGAAAAAGCAATGCCTCCTCTGCTGGTGGCCCGAATGCGCAGCCACAGTTCAGCCTGGTTTCGGGAGCTGGTGGAGACGCGGGAACGACTGGTGAGAGACGCTGATGATTTTGTCGCAGTGGCGATCGCTGGTTTCAATCAGATGAATCGTGGTGGTCCGGCGGGAAATGCCTTGGTGATGCACTAAAAGCACGGTGTTCGGAGTTTTTTTATGAGCAGCAAGCTTCATGGTCTTGTCTGGGAAGGGTGCGCCTTCACCGGCATGATCTTATCCAGGGTGGCAGTAATGGCTCGCCTTGCAGATTACAGCAATGACGAAGGTGTGTCATGGCCTGCAGTGGAGACCATTCGTCGTCAGATTGGGGCAAAGAGTGAATCAACGGTTAAAGCTGCGATAGCAGAACTGGAAAAGAACGGCTGGCTGACGAAGGAAGAACGTAAGGTCGGTGGGCGTAATGAAAGCAATATCTACCGTCTTAATGTGGAAAAACTCGAAGCAGCAGCAGCGGCGGCGCGTGAGGCATATAAACCGAAAAGAAAAATTAACCCGGTAAAAAATGACCCGTCAAATATTGACCCCTCAACGGTTGACCCCTCAAATTTTGATGGATCAACCGTTGATAAAAAACATCCGGTTAGGGGGGCGATGGTTGGCCCCGATCCGTCAGTATTAAAACCTGATCCGTCAGATAAAAGATCTTTTCGTCCGGACGCTTCGCAACCGGACCCGCAGACGGCTGAACAGGATTTTTTAACCCGACACCCTGACGCGGTTGTGTTCAGTGCGAAAAAACGCCAGTGGGGCAGCCAGGAAGATTTGGCGTGTGCGCAGTGGATCTGGGGACGAATCGTGAGTCTTTACGAGCAGGCTGCCAGCGATGATGGCGAAATCATGCGACCGAAAGAACCCAACTGGACTGCATGGGCCAATGACGTGCGCACAATGCGGATGCTTGATGGCAGAACTCACAGGCAAATTTGCGAAATGTTTGGTCGGGCACAGCGGGATCCATTCTGGGTAAAAAACGTCATGAGCCCGTCAAAGCTTCGCGAAAAATGGGATGAGCTGGTTATTCGTCTGGGGCGTTCGCCTGTACAGCGTTGCGTGAATCATATTTCCGAGCCGGACGCCGAAATTCCGCCGGGATTCAGGGGGTAACGAAGCATGAAAAATATTGCGACAGGCGGTGTTCTTGAACGCATCCGTAAGCTGGCTCCGCAGCATGTAACCGCGCCATACCGAACAGTGGACGAGTGGCGCGAGTGGCAACTTGCAGAAGGCCAGAAGCGTTGCGAGGAGATCAACCGCCAGAATCGTCAGTTGCGGGTGGAAAAAATTCTGAATCGCTCCGGCATCCAGCCGTTGCACCGCAAGTGCTCGTTTGCGAATTACCAGGTGCAGAATGACGGCCAGCGATACGCGTTGAGCCAGACGAAATCCATCGCCGATGAACTGATGACCGGATGCACAAATTTCGCATTCAGCGGAAAACCTGGTACCGGGAAAAACCACTTAGCGGCGGCTATCGGGAATCGCCTGCTGAAAGATGGCCAGACAGTGATTGTGGTTACCGTGGCTGATGTTATGAGTGCTCTACACGCCAGCTATGACGACGGGCAATCAGGCGAAAAATTTTTGCGGGAACTGTGCGAAGTGGATCTGCTGGTTCTTGATGAAATTGGCATTCAGCGCGAGACGAAAAACGAGCAGGTGGTACTGCACCAGATTGTTGATCGCCGGACAGCGTCGATGCGCAGCGTGGGAATGCTGACAAACCTGAACTATGAGGCCATGAAAACATTGCTCGGCGAGCGGATTATGGATCGCATGACCATGAACGGCGGGCGATGGGTGAATTTTAACTGGGAGAGCTGGCGCCCGAATGTTGGTCAGCCAGGTATTGAGAAGTAATTTTTACCGGGAGGAAATTTTAATGGAGACTGTTTTTGACGCACTGAAAGCGATGGGAAAAGCCACGTCGGTAGAGCTGGCTGCGCGACTTGATATCAGTCGTGAAGAAGTACTGAACGAGCTGTGGGAACTGAAAAAGGCTGGCTTCGTTGATAAAAGCGTATACACCTGGCGTGTGGCTGGCGAAGGTGAATCAGGGGTAGCCGAAGAGCAGCCAGCACAATCTGAAGTACAGGATGTGCTAACCAGGGAGGTCGAACGAAAAGTTACCGCTGACATGATGATTGAGTTTATCGGTCAGGAGGGAGCTAAAACGTGTGAGGAACTGGCGGGTAAGTTCGGTGTCAGCACTCGCAAGGTTGCTTCCACGCTGGCGGTAGTAACCGCAACGGGGCGGCTGGCACGCGTAAACCAGAACGGTAAATTTCGCTACTGCATGCCGGGCGGTAATTTACCAGCAGAGCCGAAAGCGGCATCGGTAGCGGAAACTGATGGTAAAGCCTTTCCTCAGCCTGCATGTGTTGCGTTACCAGTACAGGAAGCTGCAACACAGGAAGATATTAAAACAGAAACTGTGGCAGACATTGTGCAGCCGCTTGAGAAGCGAGTGGATAATCTGGTTCTGCCATCGCTGCGACAGGCAAACCGCGAGCTGCGTCGGGCGAAAAGTGATATCCGGAAATGGGAGCGAGTCTGTGCCGCGCTGCGGGAGCTGAACAAGTACCGGGATATTCTCCGACAGATTACTGCCACCAGAGAGTAACAGCAGTGAGCAACTGGAAGAAGTGGTGCAGGGCTGAAATTCTGATACTCCGGCAGTGTGCTGGCACCATGCGGGTGAAAGATATCGGGAAACTGACTGGTCGCACGGAGGCGGCAGTAAGAACAAAAGCGCGGGAACTGGGTATCAGTCTGATATTGCGAGGTGATTTTCATCAGTCGGTAAAAATCCCCTGGAGCAGTGTTGAGCTGATACGAAAGCTACATGAGCAGGGTATTTCTCGTCGCGAGATAGCGGAAAAACTCGAAATGCCGCTGCGCACGGTGAATAACTATGTTTATTTCGACAGGAGGATACAGGAGTGAGGGTGAGGGTTTATATCGCCGGTCCAATGACGGGATATGAAAATTTCAACCGTGAGGCGTTTCACAAGGCGGAAGAGGAACTGAAACGGGAAGGGCATACAGTCTTAAACCCGGCAGTACTTCCGGACGGACTGACACAGCCACACTACATGGATATTTGCATGGCAATGATTCGTTGTGTGGATGCGATTTACATGCTGAAAGGCTGGCAGCGGTCAGCAGGCGCTAAGGCGGAACTGGCACTGGCGGAGAAGCTGGGGCATGCAGTTATTTTCCAGGAGGCAACCAGTGAGCAACATTAATTACCAGGTACTGCGTGATGTGGCAGAAGCAATAAAAATCGCAGCCACACCACAAAAATTGCTGGCATTTCGCATGAAAGTCACACCTCAGGTTGTGCTGGAACTGCTGGATGAACTGGAAATTAAAAGCAAACGAATTAACGAGTTAATCAAGGGTGGTGAAAACGCCAAATACGTGACTGAAATTTTCCGACTTGAGAAAGAACGCATGGCGCTGGCAGCGGAGAATGCGGCGCTTAAACAGTCGGAGAAGGAATTTAATAACTTCTGTCGTCAGGAGTACTACGGTTGGGAGGACAACTTCACGGAAACCCCAGCCACCGATGCTTTCCTGGCTGAAGTACGGGCGGTGGCGTTTGACGAACTTCGCGCGGCGTTTGTCAGGCACGTAAAAGTTGCAGGACTGGATGAGGCCGATACCGTAACGCTTAAGGAAGTGACAGAAGCATTGTTGCATTGTGCGGAACAGATTCGCGCGCCTGAATAATTAAATTTAGTGTTGTAAATAAAATTTAATCCTTAACCGGAGGGATTTCTGCACCCTCAGAACATCAGGAGGCCGCCCGAAAGGGCGGTAATGAATGGTCACATTATTCAGAAAAAAATATCCACGAAAGAGTAGAACAACAGAATTTCTGTTTCTCATTCTGTTTATCGTGTTGATGATACCGATATCCCCGCTAATTTTTGTCTGGGCAATCGGGAAAATAATTGAGCCAGTTATTGAATTGTATAACGACGTTGTATGGGCGTCGTTCAACACTCTGCACAATAAAATTAATCCGTATAAGGAGAACTGATATGATCACTATTACCAGAGAAAGCGCGGAGATTAAATCATTCATCACTGGTTTCCTGAGCGATCCGGCGCACGATAACCAATCTTCAAACAGCCTGCTTACTAATGTGTTTCGTATCGCACTGGCGTCACTGGAAGCAGAGCCAGTGGCGTGGAAGGCAACCTTCACGCAAATTGACAATGAATATAATACGTTCACTGCTCTGTATTCTGACAAAGCAGAAGTCGAACGGTGGGTGCGATTGCATGAAATAGGTGACTTTCGGGCAGAAATAACACCGCTTTACGCAGCGCCGTCAGCGCCGGTAATTCCGGATGGTTGGATAAGCTGTAGTGAGCGGATGCCTGAAAAGAACCAGAACGTGCTTATTTCGGTGAATTTCGATAGCTCTCTGGTTGAACCGCTAATATGCTCCGCACGCTATACAGGAAGCACATTCCGGCGAGGAGAAGCAACGATTAAGCCGGGTAATGGTATTGAGCAGGCAACTCACTGGATGCCGCTACCGGAGCCACCGCAGGAGGTGAACTGATGAAAAATGAAGTCGACAATGTTATCACCCTGGTACAGCCAAAATCAGAGGAGGAAGGACTCCTCAACGTTGTGATAACCGACAGAAAAAGCGGCGAGCAAAAATGCTGTCAGCATATCCGTACAACAATTTCAGAAGTGAATCGTACGATTACCTGTAACCGATGCGGATTGGCTTTAGATCCGTTCGAGCTTGTTCTCGAGCGTGCGAGAAACGGTGAAAACATAGTGTCTGAGATAAAATCACTCTATGCAAAGCGGGATGCTCTTCGTGAAGCTGTGGCAAAACTTGAACGTGAAGAGAAAAACGCCAAAGCCCGGTTACGAGCAGCCAGGACAGCAATACTGTATGCGGAAAATGACCTTAAAAATATTGAGCAGGAGGTGAATCGATGACCTGGCCTGAGGCATTCACTACAGTAGGAATTGCGATGGCGGTGGCGCTGGTGGTGTATTCGATTTGCCGATGGGGATAAAAACGGTTTGCGGGAAAAGGAGAGTTAAGTAGAATTGCTGCGGGTGCTTGAGGCTATCTGCCTCAGGCATGAACACCAAAAGGCAGATAGAGAAAAGCCCCAGTTAACATTACGCGTCCTGCAAGACGCTTAACATTAATCTGAGGCCCAATCTATGTCTCACAAATGTAGGTTAGCCTCTTACGTGCCGAAAGGCAAGGAGAAGCAGGCTATGAAGCAGCAAAAGGCGATGTTAATCGCCCTGATCGTCATCTGTTTAACCGTCATAGTGACGGCACTGGTAACGAGGAAAGACCTCTGCGAGGTACGAATCCGAACCGGCCAGACGGAGGTTGCTGTCTTCGTAGACTACGAATCTGAGAAGTAAGAGTGACCAGGCGGGAGAGTAATCTCCCGCCACCTCTGATGTGTCGGCATCCTCAACGCACCCGCGCTTAACCCGCTTCGGCGGGTTTTTTGTTTTACGTATTCTGGTTTACAATCCACAGGCCAGCCTGAACAACTGGCACCTGCTGCGCCAGCAGAGAAAACCGATGGCGCACAATACCAAACATCACAATTCTGATACCGACCTTGCCAGCAGGCACGGGCGGCGTTCTCATGCATTCAAATCTGACTGGTTCCAGCATGATCCATGCACTGAAGAACAGGCCGAATGGCTGATTCAGAACTACCGCAGACGTGGTTACGAGTTTCAGAAAGACCTCAGCCTCGACTTCCGACACTGGATCATCTCAGTCAGACTGCCTTACTCTGAACGCCCACCGCGTCCGTCCCGCACATTCCAGCAACGGATCTGGAGGTAACGTGCGGGTATTGCTTCGACCTGTTCCGGTACCGGAACTCGGGCTGGTGGTCCTTAAGCCTGGTCGTGAATCCATGCAGGTATTTCATAACCCTCGAGTGCTGGTGGAGCCGGAACCGAAAAGCATGCGCGGTCTGCCGTCCGGAGTCGTTCCTGCCATTCGCCAGCCGCTGGCGGAAGACAAAACATTGCTGCCGTTTTTCAGTAACGAACGGGTGATTCGTGCTGCTGGCGGCGCTGGTGCACTTTCTGACTGGCTGTTGCGTCATGTCAAATCCTGCCAGTGGCCTCATGGCGACTATCACCACAGCGAAACCGTCATACATCGTTACGGTACCGGCGCGATGGTGTTGTGCTGGCACTGCGACAACCAGCTGCGTGACCAGACTTCCGAATCACTCGGGCAACTTGCTCATCAAAACCTGTCAGCATGGATGACTGACGTCATCCGTCACGCAATGAATGGCACACAGGAGCGGGAATTATCGCTGGCTGAATTATCCTGGTGGGCGGTCTGCAATCAGGTAGCGGACGCATTACCGGAGGCAGTATTACGTCGTTCGCTGGGATTGCGTGCGGATAAAATCCTCTCAGTGTACCGCGACAGCGACATCGTACCTGGAGAGCAGACAGCCACCAGCATACTGAAGCAGCGCACAAAAAATATTGTGCTACCGCCTCACGTCCACCAGCAACAGAGCCTGCCACAGGAAAAGACGGTGGTCAGCATTGCCGTTGATCCGGAGTCTCCGGCTCAGTATCTCCAGCGCCAGAAACCACAACGGGAAGAGATGCCCGTATACACGCGCTGGGTAAAAACGCAGAAATGCGTGACGTGTGGCAATCAGGCAGATGATCCGCACCACATCATTGGTCATGGGCTGGGAGGGATGGGAACAAAGGCTGACGATTTGTTTGTTATTCCGCTGTGCCGCAAATGCCATAACGAACTGCATGCTGGGGTAAAAGATTTTGAAGAAAAACACGGCAGCCAGCTGTTGTTGCTGATTCGTTTTTTAATGCACGCGAAAAATTCGGGTGTCCTGAAGTGGAAAGCATGAAATGACTGAACGCATAGAATTTGTTTTGCCTTACCCGCCGACGGTAAACACCTACTGGCGACGTCGTGGCAGCACATATTTTGTATCAAAAGCCGGTGAGCGTTATCGCCGGGATGTGGCGCTTATTGTTCGCCAGCAGCGACTGAAATTAAACCTGTCCGGAAGGCTGGCAATAAAAATTACTGCGGAGCCACCGGATAAGCGCCGTCGTGACCTGGACAATATTCTGAAAGCACCACTGGATGCGCTGACGCATGCCGGACTTCTCATAGACGACGAGCAGTTTGATGAAATAAATATTGTGCGCGGACTGCCTGTTCCTGGTGGTTGGTTGGGGATAAAAATCACAGAACTGGAGTGCGCATGAATAACCAGTATTTACAGTTTGTTCGTGAGCAGCTCATTATCGCCACCGCCGATTTGAGTGGGGCAACAAAAGGTCAGCTTGAAGCCTGGCAGGAGAATGCCATGTTCGATACAGGGCGTTACAGGCGTAAAAAAATCCGGTACTGCGATGAAGTGACTGGAAAAATGATCACGCGGGATAATCCACCAATCCCGGGGAAACAATCGCTGGCGAAGGGGACGTCAATTCCTCTGGTAAGTCAGGTTGAGTTTTCGACATCCTCATGGCGACGGGCTGTTCTGTCTCTTGAAGAACCTCATAAAACCTGGTTGTTGTGGTGTTACAGCGGAAATATTTGCTGGGAGTATCAGGTCACCATAACCCGCTGGGCATGGGAAGAGTTTAAGGCTCATTCTGGCAACAGGAAAATTGCAGAGAAAACACGGGAACGCCTGAAAAAATTAATCTGGCTGGCGGCGCAGGCAGTAAAAGCAGAACTTTTTGGCGGGGAAGGTTATGAATACCAGGATCTGGCATTACTGGCGGGAGTGACAACTAAAAACTGGTCCAAAACATTTACTGGTCACTGGGTTGCAATGAAACACATTTTCCACCAGCTGGATAGTGAGGCTTTATTGTTGGTAATGAGGACGCGTTCGGAACAAAAGGCGGCATTTTCAAAGCAAAGTATTGCAAAAGTAGATTGAAAAGCATATATTTCATGCAAATCTGATATTTTGCCGATTTTGTACGCGATGGCAAAGTAAGCAAAACCCGCCGCCAAGCGGGTTTTTTTGTGCCCGAAAAGCGGTACAGGACGTTAAACGAGCTGGTGGTTGCGGATACCGGTCTTTCAGCTTGCTGGCTTTTTCGACAAGAGTTATTGGTATGTCACGTTAACCTTAAAAGGGAAAAAGACATGCTAAAACAGCAGGATATGACCGAAACCGCCAGAGTGGTGTTTAATGAATTAAGCGTCACCGAACCGGCGACCGTCGGGGAAATTGCGCAGAATACGTACCTTTCACGCGAACGCTGTCAGTTAATACTGACCCAGCTTGTTATGGCGGGTCTGGCAGATCATCAGTTCGGTTGTTACAGACGCCTTCCGCAGTGAAGGCTTTTTAATTTGTGGTAATGGGCGGCTGGTGGGTGTTAGCGGCACCTGCCAGCCATCTGCTCATGCGTTGGGGTCACAAGCAAACCTCAGGCCCATCTGCTTTGCGCAAAAGCGGTATGAGCCTATCAGAGAAGTGCTTATTGATCTATGGTTAATACTGTAAAAATATCCAGTTGTGAGTTAATCAACGCTGATTGCCTGGAATTTATCCAGACCTTGCCGGAAAACTCTGTCGATCTGATAGTCACAGACCCGCCATACTTTAAAGTGAAGCCCGAAGGCTGGGATAACCAGTGGAAGGGCGACGATGATTACCTGAAATGGCTGGATCAGTGTCTGGCGCAATTCTGGCGGGTACTGAAACCTGCCGGAAGTCTCTACCTGTTCTGTGGTCATCGCCTGGCATCTGATATCGAAATCATGATGCGTCAGCGCTTTAATGTGCTGAACCACATTATCTGGGCGAAGCCGTCCGGACGCTGGAACGGATGCAACAAGGAAAGCCTGCGGGCGTATTTTCCCGCCACAGAGCGTATTCTGTTTGCTGAACATTATCAGGGGCCATATCAGCCCAAACATGACGGCTATGCGGCAAAGGGGCGCGAGCTTAAACAGCACGTCATGGCCCCGCTGATTTCTTACTTTCGTGATGCGCGTGATTCACTTGGGGTAACATCGAAACAGATAGCGGAAGCGACCGGAAAGAAAAACATGGCGTCACACTGGTTTGGTACAAGTCAGTGGCAGTTGCCGAACGAGGGTGATTACAACAAATTGCAGGCGTTGTTTGCGCGTGCTGCAGCAGAAAAACATCAGCGCGGGGAACTGGAAAAGCCACACCACCAGCTGGTCAGCACATACAGTGAACTGAACCGGCAATATGCCAGCCTGCTGGAGGAATACAAATCACTGCGGCGTTATTTTTCTGTATCGGCTGCTGTTCCGTATACGGATGTCTGGATGTATAAGCCTGTACAGTATTACCTCGGCAAACATCCCTGTGAAAAACCGGCGGAGATGTTGCGTCAGATAATTACCACCAGCAGTCGTCCGGGAGATCTGGTTGCAGATTTTTTCATGGGGTCGGGTTCGACGGTCAAAGCAGCGATGGCGCTGGGACGTCGTGCAATTGGCGTTGAGCTGGAGACCGGGCGTTTTGAGCAGACGGTGAGGGAAGTTCAGGATTTAGTCAGTCAGAACGGATGATATTGCAGAATTAGTTACGTACCGTTATTATCCTGCGCCCGGCCCTTTAGCTAAGTGGTGAGAGCGAGCGACTCATAATCGCCAGGTCGCTGGTTCAAATCCAGCAAGGGCCACCATAACATACCGCCATTAGCTCATCAGGAAGAGCAGACGACACGATAACAGGGTTGTTGGTGCGGGGTTCGAGTCCTGGATGGCGGTCCATTATCTGCATCATGCGTTGTTAGCTCAGACGGACAGAGCAATTGCCTTCTAAGCAATCGGTCACTGGTTCGAATCCAGTACAACGCGCCACACTTATTTTCCCTGGCTCGCTTCTGCGGGCTTTTTTGTATCTGCGCCGGGTCTGGTACTGATTACCTTAGCCAAAAGGAATATATGTATATGAAGTGTATATTGTTAAAGTGGATACTGTGCCTGTTACTGGGTTTTTCTTCGGTATCCTATTCCCAGGAGTTTACGATAGACTTTTCGACTCAACAAAGTTATGTATCTTCGTTAAATAGTATACGGACAGCGATATCGACCCCTCTTGAACATATATCTCAGGGAGCTACATCGGTATCCGTTATTAATCATACACCACCAGGAAGTTATATTTCCGTAGGTATACGAGGGCTTGATGTTTATCAGGAGCGTTTTGACCATCTTCGTCTGATTATTGAACGAAATAATTTATATGTGGCTGGATTTGTTAATACGACAACAAATACTTTCTACAGATTTTCAGATTTTGCACATATATCATTGCCCGGTGTGACAATTATTTCCATGACAACGGACAGCAGTTATACCACTCTGCAACGTGTCGCAGCGCTGGAACGTTCCGGAATGCAAATCAGTCGTCACTCACTGGTTTCATCATATCTGGCGTTAATGGAGTTCAGTGGTAATACAATGACCAGAGATGCATCAAGAGCAGTTCTGCGTTTTGTCACTGTCACAGCAGAAGCCTTACGGTTCAGGCAAATACAGAGAGAATTTCGTCTGGCACTGTCTGAAACTGCTCCTGTTTATACGATGACGCCGGAAGACGTGGACCTCACTCTGAACTGGGGGAGAATCAGCAATGTGCTTCCGGAGTATCGGGGAGAGGCTGGTGTCAGAGTGGGGAGAATATCCTTTAATAATATATCAGCGATACTTGGTACTGTGGCCGTTATACTGAATTGCCATCATCAGGGCGCGCGTTCTGTTCGCGCCGTGAATGAAGAGAGTCAACCAGAATGTCAGATAACTGGCGACAGGCCCGTTATAAAAATAAACAATACATTATGGGAAAGTAATACAGCAGCAGCGTTTCTGAACAGAAAGTCACAGCCTTTATATACAACTGGTGAATGAAAGGAGTTAAGAATGAAGAAGATGTTTATAGCGGTTTTATTTGCATTGGTTTCTGTTAATGCAATGGCGGCGGATTGTGCTAAAGGTAAAATTGAGTTTTCCAAGTATAATGAGGATAATACCTTTACTGTGAAGGTGTCAGGAAGAGAATACTGGACGAACAGATGGAATTTGCAGCCATTGTTACAAAGTGCTCAGCTGACAGGGATGACTGTAACAATCATATCTAATACCTGCAGTTCAGGCTCAGGCTTTGCCCAGGTGAAGTTTAACTGAGAATCTACGGTTTATTTATGCGCGTCTTTTGTTTCTGGACGCAGATATTATTAGTGTTGTGGATGCTGATTAAATTTGGTCAGTGTTTTCGTTAAAGTCATATAAACACAGGGGCGTTCACGCCCCTTTTGGGTCTGTAGTTGGGTGAAGATCATCACTTTACTTTGCTCAAATAACTCAGCACTTGCCGGTTTACCCTTAAGGTAATACCTACGTTCCATAAAAGAAGCATCAATTTCACCTGACACCTGATGTCGGTGCTTGCTGAGGGCGTGTTGGTGGTGCTGTGCTGGCCGTGCTCTGGCCTCTACTGCGCAAAACAAAATAGCACCGCATAAAAGGCATCTGCGGGTGCCTTTGACCGGGTGTTGTTTTTATGGGCCGCTGGTGGCCCTTTTTTATTTACAGGAGAAAAAGTATGTCTGAACCCTTGTCCGGTTCCGGCACGGCTGTGGCGCTCGGCGGGGCGACGGTATTCGGGCTGTTTACCGGAACGGATTTCGGGATTGTGTTTGGTGCGTTCGCCGGGGCGTTATTTGTGGCAACGATGCCGCAGGCGCTTTCAGCCTGGCGTGTGGCGGCGCATTTTCTGGTGTCGTTCATTGTTGGTGTACTGGGGGCGCGTGTACTGTCAGCCTGGATTGCATCAAAAACAGGTTATGACGGTACATCTGCGGATGCACTGTGTGCGGTGCTGGTGGCGGTGGTGTCGGTGAAGATTCTGTCGTTCATCCACCAGCAGGAGATCGCATCACTGGTGTCCGGCCTGTTCTCGCGCCTGCGGGGTGGAGGAGGCGGCAATGTTAAGTAACCTTCCGGGATTGCTGAATGTGGCGTTATGCACAGTTATCGTGCTGACGCTCTTTTTTTATCGTCGCCGTGATTCCAGACATAAACCGCTGATGTCATGGCTGGCCTGGCTGCTGATGCTGCTGTATGCCTTTGCGCCCCTCAGCTATCTGTGTGGTCGCCCGTTAGCAACGGGCTGGCTGGAAGTGTTTTTTAATCTGCTGTTCTGCGTGCTGGTGATACGCGCGCGCGGGAACGTCACAAAAATCTTTCCATTATTGAGGTGAATATGTCGGGTAAATTCAGATTCAGTCGTCGCAGCGAAAAGAATCTGGAGGGCGTTAAACCACAGCTGGTTGCTGTCGTTCGCCGTGCGCTGGAGCTGACGGAGGTTGATTTCGGTATTACGGAAGGGCTGCGCACGAAAGAACGCCAGAAACAGCTGGTCGCGGAAGGGAAAAGCCAGACCATGAACAGCCGCCACCTGACCGGTGATGCGGTGGATGTTGTGGCCTACATTGGCAGCCAGGTGTCATGGGACTGGCCTCTGTACGAGAAAATCGCGCAGGCATTTAAGCAGGCTGCCGCAGAGCTGGGAACCGCCATTGAATGGGGCGGGGACTGGAAAACACTGAAAGACGGGCCTCACTTTCAGTTGAAACGCTGATAACCAGGTGTGTTATGAGCAGAAAACACTGGACACACAGAATGCCGCGAACGGCGGCGAAATGGGCACTGGTAGTGATACTGGTGCCTTTTTTATTGGTGGGATGCGTCAGCCTGGATAAGGCGCGCCAGCTTTTCGATACCGCGTCTCAGGTCTGTCAGCTTATTGATGGCGTTCGACGTTGTTTTGAAATAAATGATCATTATCAATGAGTTAGCATGGTTCTGATGATAATTTCTCCATGCGTACGCAACAATTGGAGAAAATATGAAAAGTATTGCTGACTATCTTAATGATACTCAAGGTACGGGGCCCGCTGTAGGTAAGATGTTTGGCCTGTATGGTATGCAGATTGGACGATTCATAGGGGCAGAAGGACGAAAACTTCACCTTGTATTCGTCCATCCTGTAAATGGGCGTATGGATGTGCCAATTCATATTGAAATGCCGATTCCTATTCGTATTAATGGAGGGAATATTGAAGGACCTATTATGAATCCAGTGCTGAACGATATTATTCAACTTGATTAAATAATGAATTCAAATCAAACCCGCTTCGGCGGGTTTTTTTATTGTCAATAATAAAACTCCTCTTCAGGAGGGTGGAATTTTTGGAGTAATTATGTGGAAAACTACAGGTGAGAAAGTGATTGTTGCATATGTTAATGGTAATGCGAAATATTCACGTATCGAAATGAGCGGTCAACATGCTCGATTGATTCGTGAGTAACAGGCATTACAGCAGCCCTTCAGTGAGGGGCTGCGATAATGCCGGTATTAAGGAGATTCCAATGCCATCACGAATACCCCGCGCCTGTCGTAAGCGTGGATGTGCAGGCACAACAACAGACAGTTCGGGTTACTGCGATAAGCATCGCGGTGAAGGCTGGGTGCAGCACCAGCGCGGATTGAGCCGCCACCAGCGTGGCTATGGCTCAAAATGGACGGTGATTCGTGCCCGTATTCTGAAGCGCGATAAAGGTCTGTGTCAGTTGTGTCTCCGTGTCGGTGTGGTGAGCGAGGCGAAAACTGTCGACCACATCATCCCGAAAGCGCATGGCGGAACAGACGCAGACAGCAACCTGCAGAGTCTGTGCTGGCCCTGCCACAAAGCGAAAACAGCGCGCGAACGAATCAGGTGATAATTATTCTCACTTGTGGGGAGGGGCGGGTCAAATCCCTGCAACCCTGGCTGTCCGGGACCGCCCGCCCCGTCAAATTTTTACACCCGCGAAATTAAAAATTTCAGGATTTGACATGTCAGGAAAATCTGTTGCGCCCGGAAGAGGGAGAAAGCCGAAGCCGACTACCCGTAAGGAGCTGGCAGGCAATCCCGGCAAGCGGGCATTAAATAAGTTTGAGCCAAAATTCACGCCGATCACCCATGCTGACCCTCCCGAGTGGTTTGATGAAACCGCTCGCCATATGTGGGACACCATTATTCGTGAGCTCTGTGCCCAGCGAGTTCTTTATGTTACTGATTTGCATAATGTCGTTGCATTCTGCACTGCTTTTCGCAACTGGCATGAGTCACAGCAGGAAGTTATGCGCGTTGGGATTACGGTAGAGAGTGAGTCGGGGCCAAAGAAAAACCCGGCACTCACGGCGGCAAATGAGGCCGCCAGACAAATGGTGACATTCGGTAGTTTATTAGGGCTCGATCCTGCCAGTCGGCAGCGGCTTATCACGCCTAAGCAGGGGAGCGATAATCCATTTAAAAACCTATGACACGAAAAAATTACGTGAACGTTAACGCCGCAAATCAGTATGCACGTGACGTGGTTCGCGGAAAAATTCAGGTTTGCCGTTATGTCGTTCTGGCCTGCCAGCGTCACCTTGATGACCTGGAAAACTCGGCTAAAAAAAACTATCCGTTTAAATTTGATAAGGATAAAGCTGAGCGGGTGGCGAAATTTATTCAGCTTTTGCCACACACCAAAGGGGAGTGGGCATTTAAACGGATGCCCATTACGCTTGAACCCTGGCAGTTGTTCTGTATCTGTGTTGTGTTTGGGTGGGTGAGAAAAAAGAGCGGCCTGCGTCGATTTCGCGAGGCTTACAACGAAATACCCCGTAAAAACGGGAAATCAGCAATGTCTGCTGGCGTTGGTCTGTATATGTTTGCCTGCGATGATGAATTTGGCGCGGAAGTGTATTCCGGGGCTACAACAGAGAAACAGGCATGGGAAGTTTTTCGTCCAGCCAGGCTGATGGCGCAACGTACGGAACCACTGCGTGAAGCATTTGGTATTGAAGTACATGCTCAAAGCATGAGCCGTCCGGAGGACGGTGCCCGTTTTGAACCGTTGATTGGAGATCCCGGAGACGGCGCGTCGCCGAGTTGCGCCCTCATTGATGAATATCACGAGCATCAGACCGATGCGCTTTACCAGACGATGCAAACCGGGATGGGGGCACGTCGTCAGCCGCTGATTTTTGGTATCACCACTGCGGGCTATAACATTGAAGGACCATGCTACGACAAACGTCGTGAAGTGATCGAAATGCTTGAAGGGATTGTGCCCAATGATGAACTGTTCGGGATTATTTATACCATTGACGACGGGGATGACTGGACAGATCCGGCGGTATTGCGTAAAGCGAACCCCAATATGGGGATTTCTGTCTACAGCGATTACCTGTTATCTCAACAGCGCGCGGCAATTAACAACCCACGAAAAGTGGGCGTGTTCAAAACGAAACATCTGAATATCTGGGTGGCAGCAAAAGACGCCTTCTTCAATCTTGTGAACTGGCAGAAATGTGAGGACAGGAGTCTGACGCTGGAGCGTTTTGAGGGGCATACCTGCATTCTGGCGTTTGACCTTGCGCGAAAGCTGGATTTGAACGCAATGGTACGACTTTTTACCCGAGAGATTGACGGTAAAACGCATTATTATTGTGTCGCACCCAAATTTTTTGTTCCCTACGACACAATCTACAGTGCTGATGTGACAGACAGCCGTACAGCGGAACGTTATCAGAAGTGGGTTGAAGGGGGATTTATTACCGTTACCGATGGTGCGGAAATTGATTACCGGGAGATCCTTGAGTCTGCGAAAGAAGCAAATCGCTTAAACGCTGTGGAGGAGTCACCTATAGATCCCCACGGAGCCACAAACCTTTCTCACCACCTTGCTGATGAAAACTTAAACCCTATTACCATCATTCAGAACTACACCAATATGTCGGATCCCATGAAGGAACTTGAGGCGGCTATTGAGGCCGGGCGTTTTCATCATGATGGTAATCCTGTGATGACATGGTGTATCAGCAACGTGATTGGAAAGCACATTCCCGGCGACGATGATGTTGTTCGTCCGATCAAACAAGGCAACGAAAACAAAATCGATGGTGCTGTGGCGCTGATTATGGCGATTGGTCGTTGCATGCTATTTGAGAAAGAAGACACGCTGTCTGACCACATTGAGTCCTACGGGATCCGTTCGCTTTAACTGAGGTAATTATGATCATGCTGATTCTCGCGCCTCTGGTGGGCGTGCTGGGTGTGCTTTTGCTGGCGTATGGTGCCTGGCTGATTTATCCCCCGGCGGGTTTTGTTGTTGCCGGGGCGCTGTGCCTGTTCTGGTCGTGGCTGGTTGCACGATATCTCGACCGTACACGGCAGTCTGTCGGCGGAGGTAAATAGTGTTCTTTTCGGGGTTATTTCAACGAAAAAGTGACGCACCGGTGACCACGCCAGCAGAGCTGGCGGAGGCTATCGGGCTGTCATACGACACCTATACCGGAAAGCGGATCAGCAGCCAGCGGGCCATGCGGCTGACGGCGGTCTATTCCTGCGTCAGGGTGCTGGCTGAGTCTGTTGGTATGCTGCCCTGCAGTCTCTACAAAATCAGCGGCACCCTTAAAACACGGGCGGTGGATGAACGGCTGCATAAGCTGATTTCGGCAAAACCCAATGGCTACATGACGCCGCAGGAATTCTGGGAACTGGTCATTGTCTGCCTGTGTCTGCGGGGGAATTTTTACGCCTACAAGGTAAAGGCACTGGGGGAAGTGGTGGAGCTTCTTCCGATAGATCCGGGCTGTGTGGAACCGAAGCTGAACAGCCAGTGGCAGCCGGTTTATCAGGTGACGCTTCCGGATGGTTCCGTGGATGTGCTGACCCAGAATGAAATCTGGCATGTGCGTACCCTGACGCTGGATGGACTTGTCGGTCTGAATCCCATTGCATATGCGCGCGAGGCCATTTCACTGGCAGCGGCAACCGAGGAGCATGGTGCCAGGTTGTTTGGTAATGGTGCGGTGACATCCGGTGTGTTGCGTACGGAACAAAAGCTCACGCCGGATGCTTACGAGCGTCTGAAGAAAGATTTTGAGGAGCGTCACACGGGGCTTGGCAATGCTCACCGCCCGATGATTCTGGAAATGGGGCTGGACTGGAAGTCGATGGCGCTGAACGCCGAGGACAGTCAGTTCCTGGAAACCCGCAAGTTTCAGCTGGAAGAAATCTGTCGCCTGTTCCGCGTGCCGCTGCATATGGTGCAGAACACCGATCGCGCCACCTTCAACAATATTGAAGAGCTGGGGCTTGGTTTCATTAACTATTCCCTTGTGCCGTATCTGACCCGTATTGAGCAGCGGATCAATACAGGGCTGGTCAGGGAGAGCAAGCAGGGGAAGTTTTACGCCAAATTTAATGCCGGAGCATTGTTGCGTGGCGACATGAAATCCCGCTTTGAAGCGTATGCCACGGGGATCAACTGGGGGATTTATTCCCCTAATGACTGCCGTGATCTGGAAGATATGAATCCCCGACCGGGCGGTGATGTGTATCTGACACCGATGAACATGACTACCAGTCCCTCTGCTGGCGATGACAACGGTAAGAAAAAGGAGAGTGGAGATGCAGACAAAACAGCGTCTTGATATACCGCTGAACCTGAAATCCGTCAGTGATTCCGGGGAATTTGAAGGTTACGGTTCTGTTTTTGGTGTTAAGGACAGCCACGATGATGTGGTGGTCCCCGGAGCCTTTACCACAACACTCCAGAAATGGAGCGAAAAAAAGGCGCTGCCTGCGTTGCTCTGGCAGCACCGCATAGATGAGCCCATCGGTGTGTACACCGAAATGAAAGAAGATGATGTCGGGCTTTATGTCAGGGGACGATTACTCATTGATGATGATCCCCTGGCAAAACGTGCACATGCCCATATGAAGGCCGGTTCTTTAACCGGCCTTTCTATTGGCTACATCCTGAAAGACTGGGAGTACGACCGGGAAAAAGGGGTATTCCTGCTGAAAGAGATCGACCTGTGGGAGGTCAGTCTGGTGACGTTTCCTTCCAATGATGAAGCACGCATCAGCGATGTGAAAAATGCGCTGGCGCGTGGGGAGATCCCTGATCAGAAAATTATTGAGCGGGTCCTGCGCGATGTTGGACTCTCGCGAACCCAGGCCAAAGCATTCATGGCCGGGGGATATGGCGCTTTATCCCTGCGTGATGCTGAGGATGTGGATGCCGCACTGAATGCACTGAAAAATCTTAAATTTTAACCAGGAGAAAAATAATGGCTGACATTAAAGATGTGGAGCAGGTCGCGCAGGAGCTGCAGCAGAAGTTTGACGATTTTAAGGCAAAAAACGACAAGCGCATTGACGCGATCGAACAGGAAAAGGGAAAACTTGCTGGTGAAGTGGAAACCCTCAACGGAAAACTGACTGAACTGGAAAACCTGAAAAGCGATCTTGAGGCTGAGCTGGCTGAAGTTAAGCGTCCGGCAGGCGGCACGCAAAATAAAGTTGCCGGTGAACATAAAGAAGCGTTTATCGGTTTTATGCGCAAGGGGCGTGAAGACGGCCTGCGTGAGCTTGAGCGTAAGGCACTGCAGGTGGGCAATGATGAAGATGGTGGTTATGCCATTCCGGAAGAACTGGATCGCACCATTCTGACGCTACTGAAAGATGAGGTGGTGATGCGCCAGGAAGCCACTGTGATCACCCTCGGTGGCTCGGATTATAAAAAACTGGTGAATCTGGGCGGCACAACGTCCGGATGGGTGGGAGAAACGGATGCTCGTCCGGAAACCGCCACCTCAAAACTGGGGCTGATTGAACCCTTTATGGGGGAAATCTACGGCAACCCGCAGGCCACCCAGAAAATGCTCGATGATGCTTTCTTCAATGTGGAAGACTGGATCAACAGTGAGCTGGCGCTGGAATTTGCCGAACAGGAAGAAATTGCCTTTACCAGTGGCGACGGCAGCAAAAAACCAAAAGGTTTTCTGGCTTACGAGTCCACCGATGAAGATGACAAGACCCGTGCGTTTGGCAAACTTCAGCACATTGCTTCCGGTGCGGCTTCCGGCGTGACTGCCGATGCGATCATTAAACTGATTTACACCCTGCGCAAGGCACACCGCAGCGGCGCGAAGTTCATGATGAACAACAGCAGCCTGTTTGCCATTCGTCTGCTGAAGGATAACGACGGAAATTATCTGTGGCGTCCGGGTATTGAGCTGGGTCAGCCTTCTTCTCTGGCAGGGTATGGCATCGTTGAGAATGAGCAGATGCCGGATATTGCCGCCGATGCAAAAGCCATTGCGTTTGGTAACTTCAAACGCGGCTATACCATCGTTGATCGCATCGGCACCCGTATCCTGCGTGACCCGTACACCAACAAACCGTTTGTGGGTTTTTATACCACCAAGCGAACCGGCGGTATGCTGGTGGATTCTCAGGCGATTAAGCTGATGAAAATTGGGGCTGCAACCCGCCAGAAAGCCGCTGCGTAATGCGGTTTTTTTTGTGCCCGCGTAATTGCGGGCACAGGAGGAAAATATGCTCCTGAAAGAAGAGGAAATTAAATCTCACCTCCGGCTCGATGATGGTTTGTACAGTGACGGCGATTTTCTGAAACTGCTGGCACAGGCGGTACAGAAAAGAACAGAGACATACCTGAACAGGAAGTTGTATGCACCGGAAGAGACGATTCCGGAAGACGATCCTGACGGGATGCATCTGACTGATGATGTTCGTCTGGCAATGCTGATGCTGGTCAGTCATTTTTATGAAAATCGCTCAACGATCACCGATGTGGAGAAGCTGGAAACGCCAATGAGTTTCAGATGGCTTGCTGGCCCTTACAGGATTGTCCCGCTATGAAAATCAGGCAAAGTCAGACCAGTGCCACTTACCTTTTACCGGATCCCGGAGAGCTGAATCGCCGAATAAAGATCCGCCTTCGGGTGGATGAACCCACCGCTGATTTTGGTACGGAGCCGACATATACGGAGTCGTTTGATGTCTGGGCAAAGGTGGCTCAGCCAGGCGCTGCCGCTTATCAGGGCTCAGTGCAGACAGAAAATATCGTTACGCATTATTTTACGATCCGTTTCCGTCACGACATCACGGCAGATCATGAGGTGGTTTATTACGGTCAGGAGTACCGGATCCGGCGAATACGCGACCTGAACGGTCAGCGGCGTTTTTTATTGCTGGAATGTGAAGAACTGCGTACAGCGCGACGACGGGGTGAATGCCATGAATCAGACAGCATTTTTACACGTCGACTTTAAACAACCAAAGGAGCTGGAGTTTAATCGCGCCCGTCTGCGTCGGGCATTTGTGCAGATCGGGCGCGTCTATATGCGCGACGCAAGACGTCTGGTGATTAAACGCGGACGATCCGGTCCGGGAGAGAACCCGGGATATCAGACCGGGCGTCTGGCCCGCTCCATCGGTTATTACGTTCCCAAAAAAACGACGCGTCGCCCCGGACTGATGGTGAAAATTTCTCCTAACCAGAAAAACGGGCAGGGGAATCGCCGTTTCCCTGAAGGCGCACCCTATTATCCGGCATTTCTGTATTACGGCGTTCGCCATTCAGCTTATGGAATGGATAAAAAGGATAAGCGGCAGAAGAAGCACCATTCTTCGGCTTTCCGGCTGGCTCCGCGTAATAACTTTATGGCTGACGTTATTGAGCGGCGGCGTCACTGGACGCAGGAACTGTTGTCCCGTGAGTTGCAGCGTTCGTTACGTCCGGTAAAAAGGAAGCATAAATGAAACTGACAACAATAATTGCGGCGTTGCGTGAGCGATGCCCGCGTTTTGAGAATCGTGTTGGTGGTGCAGCGCAGTTTAAGGCGATCCCTGATGCCGGAAAACTGCGTCTGCCTGCTGCCTATGTTGTCCCCTCTGACGATGCGCCGGGGGAACAAAAATCACAGACCGATTACTGGCAGGATTTGACAGAAGGCTTCTCCGTTATTGTTGTGCTCAGCAATGAGCGTGATGAAAAAGGGCAGTGGGCAGCCTATGACGCCGTTCATGATGTCCGTAGAGAACTCTGGAAAGCCCTGCTTGGGTGGATGCCGGACCCGCAGGGGGGCGAGATTGTTTATGCCGGTGGCACGCTGCTGGATCTGAACCGTTACGAACTGTATTACCAGTTTGATTTTACGGCGAAGTATGAAATCACGGAAGAAGACACGCGACAGGCAGAGGACGTGAATGCTCTGCCGGATTTATCCCTGCTGAGTATTGATGTGGATTACATTGATCCTGGTACTGGCCCGGATGGTGACTTTGAGCACCATCTGGAAATGCGTTTCCCTCAGAAATAAGAGTCCCTCATGTTTGTGAAACCCCTGAAAGGGCGGTCGGTTCCTGACCCTGCCCGTGGAGACCTTTTGCCTTCTGACGGGCGAAATGTGGAAGAAAACAGCTACTGGCTCCGCCGTATAGCGGCGGGTGATGTGGCACGTGTTAAACAGGATAAGGCTAAAAATCATGACGATAAGTTTTAATACTGTTCCGTCAGACACGCTGGTGCCGTTGTTTTACGCCGAGATGGACAATTCTGCGGCAAATACAGCAGTGACCAGCGCGCCTGCATTATTGATCGGGCATGCCAGCAACGATGCCGCCATTGAGGTTAACAGCCTGGTGCTGATGCCGTCGGCAGATTATGCCCGTCAGATTTGTGGGGCCGGGAGCCAGCTGGCGCGTATGGTTGACGTCTACCGTCAGACAGATCCTTTCGGTGAACTGTATGTTATTGCAGTACCGGAAGCCAAAGGGGCGGCGGCGACGGTCAGGGTGACAGTTACCGGAGAAGCAGAGGAAAGCGGCACCCTGAGTCTGTATGTCGGGCGCTACCGTGTACAGGTGCCTGTGGTGAATGGCGATGATGCTACTGCGGTTGCCACCGCGATTAAGGAAGCGGTAAACGGGGTTATCACCCTGCCGTTTGCGGCGTCATCTGATGCAGGTGTGGTGACGCTGACTGCCCGCCATAAGGGGCTGTATGGTAACGAGTTGCCTGTCTGCCTGAATTATTATGGTTCTGGTGGTGGTGAGATTCTGCCTGCGGGGCTTCAGGTTGTGACGGAAGCCGGAACTGCGGGTAGTGGCGCGCCTGATCTTACTGCCGCTGTTGCTGCTATGGGCGATGAGGCATTCGACTTTATCGGTCTGCCGTTCAACGATGCCGCCTCCATCAATATGATGATGACCGAAATGAATGACAGCAGCGGTCGCTGGAGTTATGCGCGCCAGTTATACGGGCATGTCTATACCGCAAAACTGGGAACGCTGTCAGAGCTGGTTGATGCCGGAGATATGCATAATCAGCAACATATCACGCTTGCCGGTTACGAAAAAGAAACCCAGTCGCCTGTCGATGAACTGGTTGCCAGTCGCCTTGCCCGTGAAGCGGTATTTATCCGCAATGATCCGGCCCGTCCGACACAGACGGGGGAACTGGTGGGGATGCTTCCGGCACCGAAAGGTAAGCGATTCATCATGACAGAGCAGCAGACCCTTTTATCTCACGGCGTGGCGACGGCTTATGTGGAAGGCGGCACGTTGCGGATCCAGCGTTCCGTAACCACATACAAAAAGAATGCATATGGCGTGGCAGACAACAGCTATCTGGACAGTGAAACACTGCATACCAGCGCATATGTTCTTCGCAAACTGAAATCGGTCATCACAAGCAAGTACGGACGCCACAAGCTGGCAAATGATGGTACCCGTTTTGGTCCTGGGCAGGCGATTGTTACTCCTGCCGTTATCAAAGGGGAGCTTCTGGCGACATATCGTCAGATGGAGCGTGCCGGTATTGTGGAAAATTACGATCTGTTTAAACAGTATCTGATAGTTGAGCGTGATGCGGATAACCCGAACCGACTGAACACGCTGTTCCCGCCGGATTATGTTAACCAGTTACGTGTCTTTGCGGTGGTTAACCAGTTCCGTCTCCAGTATTCAGAGGAGTCAGCATAATGGCAAAGATCGCCGGAACCTGTTTTTTTAAAGTGGATGGTCAGCAGTTATCGCTGACAGGTGGCATTGAAGTGCCGATGAACACCAATGTCCGGGATGATGTCGTCGGCATGGCTGGTGATGTGGATTACAAGGAGACCTGGCGGTCACCTTACGTTAAGGGCACGTTTAAAGTGCCCAAAAATTTTCCGGTCGACAAAATTACCACCTCAGACCAGATGACGATTACTGCCGAGCTGGCAAACGGCATGGTGTATGTGCTTTCGGCGGCATGGCTGCATGGCGAAGCAAACCATAATGCCGAAGAAGGTACGGCAGATCTTGAATTCCACGGCGAAGAGGGAGGATATCAGTAATGAGCGTGACAGAAATTGTTTTAAAAAAACCGGTGACAGCGCATAACGAAACGCTGCATGTGCTGGAGTTGCGTGAACCCACGTATGACGAAATCGAGGCCCTGGGTTTTCCTTTCATTATTTCCGGTGAAGGCAGTATTAAACTGGACAGCCAGGTGGCACTGAAATATATCCCGTTGCTGGCGGGGATCCCGCGTTCATCGGCGGCGCAGATGGCAAAACTGGATATTTTTAAGACCAGCATGCAGATCCTGCGTTTTTTTACCCAGTCGGAGACGGGAAGCACCTCCGGAAACGACTCTACAATGTTGCCTGGTTCTGGAAACTGAATCCACTGGAGCTGCGACGGGTGGCTATTTCGCAGTTTACAGAACTGGAAGCCGAGGCCGTCCGCATTAACGAGGAGATGAAGCATGGCTGACAGTTTTCAGCTGAAGGCGATCATCACTGCCGTGGATAAGGTGTCGGCACCGCTGAAGGGGATGCAGCGCCAGCTGAAAGGTTTTAAAAAGGAGTTTGCCAGCCTGTCACTGGGCGCAGCGGGTGCCGGAACCGCAGTACTGGGGGCGCTGGCGCTCCCGGTCAAATCTGCCATTGCCCTTGAATCAAAAATGGCGGATGTCCGGAAAGTGGTGGATGGTCTGGATACGCCGGAAGCGTTTAAGGCAATGACGGAACAGGTGCGCGACCTGTCAACAGAACTGCCCATGTCGGCGGAAGGTATCGCCGAAATCGTGGCGGCGGGTGGTCAGGCTGGCATCGCCCGTGACGAGCTGATGCAGTTTACTGACGACGCCGTGAAGATGGGGGTGGCCTTTGACACCACGGCGGAAGAATCCGGTCAGATGATGGCACAGTGGCGCACTGCCTTTAAACTGACACAGGGAGAGGTGGCAGGGCTTGCGGACAAGATTAACTATCTTGGTAATACCGGTCCTGCGAGTGCGAAAAAGATTTCTGATGTTGTGACCCGTATTGGCCCTTTAGGCAGTGTTGCGGGTGTGGCCTCCGGAGAGATTGCCGCAATGGGGGCAACCATTGCCGGAATGGGGGTGGAATCAGAAATTGCGGCGACGGGGATAAAGAATTTTATGCTGTCGCTGACAGCGGGGAATTCTGCCACCAAATCGCAGAAAAAAGCGCTTCGCCTGTTGCGCATTGACCCGAAAAAACTGGCGGCGGATATGCAGAAAGACGCCCGTGGGGCCATGCTGCACGTACTGGATTCTCTGGCGAAAGTGCCGAAAGAAAAACAGGCTGCTGTGCTTAATGCGCTGTTCGGGAAGGAGTCTCTGGGAGCCATTGCGCCGCTGCTCACGAATCTGGATTTGTTGCGAACCAATTTTAATCGTGTGGCGGATGCGCAGCAGTATGGCGGCTCAATGCAGAAAGAATATGCCGCCCGTGCCGCGACGACGGAAAATCAGTTGTTGCTGCTGCAGAACCAGATCAATGCGATTTCTTCCACGCTGGGGGAAACCTTCCTGCCTTCACTCAATGAAGGCATAAAAGAGATGAAGCCTTTTCTGGAAGAAGTGCGCACGTTTGTCAGAGAAAATCCTGAGGTCGTAAAAACCATCGCGAAAACTGGAGCGGCATTACTGACGATGGGCGTGGCGATTGGCACATTGACACGCATAACAAAAATCATGGGTAGCGTGATGAATATGACGCCAGCAAAGGGATTAATTGCGCTTCTTGTCGGTGGCGCATATCTCATAATTGATAACTGGGAAATGGTCGGGCCGGTTGTGAAAAAAGTCTGGCAGGAGGTTGATCAGGTTGTCAGAGCAATGGGGGGATGGGAACAGGCAGTAAAAACAATAGCAACGGTTTCTGCTCTGTATATTGGTGTGAAGGCGGTGGCAAGTATTCGTGCGGCAACAGTCGCCCAGAATCAATGGACAACGGCGGCAGGAAAAACGGCGCTGAAATTAAAGGGGCTTGGGAAGATCAGTCTGATTGGTGGATTGCTTGAACTGGGCATGATGGCGCAGGATTTTGAAAAAGAACATCCCTGGCTTGTTAAAAATTTTGTGGCTGATGCACTGAACAGTGGATTTGGTCTGAATGATAAGTTCGACGAGTGGGGCAAACAGTTCCATGATTTTGTCTATGACATGACCGGATGGCAGATGCCACGTGGTGATGGGTATTTATCTCCAGAAAAACGCTACACCCCGAATGTATCACTGGAAAGGAATCAGCTGTTAAACCTTTCATCTTCACCGTCAACCCGCAGCGAACTTAAGGTGACGTTTGACAACGCGCCGCCGGGAATGCGCGTCATCGATTTGCCGAAAACAGGCGATCCCTTTATGAAAATCACCCATGATGTTGGGTATTCTCCATTTAAAAGGTGAGTTCTTTTTTTGTGGTGAGAGATGAGGCAAAATTATCGCGTAACATGCTAACAATGGAGTTTGTTTTGTGATAAAGCCATTTTTAATGACGGTTGCAATATTAACCTCTTGCTGTGTTCAGGCGAAAATACTAACAAATGAGGAGATTGTTTCACGATTTATTAGTAACGTTAAAACATCTGCAGATAATGATGTTGACTTGGATACAGATGGATTCAGACAACTGAGGATATCGTGCCCATCCCCTTCTGCCAGCGGTGCGATTATATTGAGAAAAGCTTCTTATGAATTCGGCAAAAGTATAGGTGTATTTGATTTTGCAAACAATGCATCACCAGCGACGATGACATTTTTGATCCCAATACATAAAGATGATGATTTTGATTCAGATACTGTTGGTTTTACATTTGCATTCAAGATGCCAAGAGGCCAGTTTTTTGTAGATGTAAAAGAAAACGGGAATATCAGAGCTGGAGTTAATGTTAATGGCGAGTCGGGAGTGACCTACGAAAATTGCAAATTGAATATGAAAGATATTAATGATGATTAATATATAAGCCGCCAGAAATTGGCGGTTTTTTTATAGTGGAGACAGTATGGACTTACCTTCTTTACCTTCTCTTTCTTCACTCCTTTCTTCATCTTCAGGTATCAATTGGCGCGATAATCTTTACGACGCTTCATTTCGTGGCGTTCCGTTTTCGGTGGAAGGCGATGAGGGTACGTTCGGACGCCGCGTTCAGGTCCATGAATACCCAAACCGTGACAAACCGTACACGGAAGATCTCGGGCGTGCCACGCGACGGCTGACGATTAATGCGTATCTCGTTGGTGATGATTACGCAGAGCAGCGCGACAGGCTGATTACCGCGATTGAAACCGCCGGGCCGGGGACACTGATCCATCCACAGTTCGGTGAAATGCAGGGCTGTATTGACGGACAGGTGACCGTTTCTCACTCCAGCACGGAAGGCCGTATGTGCCGGGTTTCATTTCAGTTTGTTGAGAGCGGGGAACTGTCATTTCCGGTCGCCGGAGCCGCAACCGCCAGAAAACTGGAGGAGTCGTCCGGATTCCTGGATGAGCTGATTGAAGACATGTCCGGCGATTTTGATCTCGCGGGAATACCGGACTTTATTCAGAACGATGTTATTGCCCGGGCAACCGATATGCTGGGAACCGTTCAGACAGCTTTCAAAATGGTTAATTCGGCTGTTTCTGCCGGAGCGAGACTGCTGCAGGGCGATTTATCCGTCATTCTGATGCCGCCGTCGGTTGCCAGTGATTTTGTGCATATGTTGCAGGATACCTGGCGGGCCGGAACCAGACTGGTGGATAACACACAGGATCTGGTGCAGTCCATAACAACAATGTCCGGTATTACGCTGGATCCAGGACTGGCACCGCGCGCGGTGTGGCCCACAGATTCCGCATCGGTTGTCAGGCAAAAACAGCAGACAAATCTGGTGGCTGCAGTCATCCGGACGACGGCAATCAGCGAGGCTGCAAGGGCGGTCACTTCACTGCCGCAACCCGGAAGTCTGGTGAAAAATCAGCAGGCGGTTGTGGCTGTTGGCGGCTCTGCTGAGCGTCAGTCTGATATTATTCACGTTTCACATCCGGCACTTGACAGTGTGACTGCCAGCACAGAGCAGAATGAGACAGCACAACCACCCACGCGGGAAAATCTCACCATCATACGCGAATCGCTTAACGCGGCGATTGAACAGGAGCTCAGGCGTACGGCGGATGACAGGCTGTTTTTTCAGCTGACGTCATTACGTACAGAACTGAACCGGGATATTCAGGCGCGTCTGGTTCAGACGGAGGAAACCGCAGAGCGAACGCCAGCGGAAGTTCTGCCTGCGCTTGTTCTGGCTGCGTCATGGTACGACGATGCGTCCCGTGAAATTGATATCCTGGATCGAAATGCCATCTCCCATCCGGGCTTTGTTCCGGTCAGGGCATTAAGGGTACCCGTCAGATGAATAATACCGTTTTACTTCGGGTTTCCGGTCGCGAATGGGGCGGCTGGACATCCGTCCGTATCAGTGCGGGCATTAACCGTATTGCCCGGGATTTTAATGTTGCCATTACCACCCGCTGGCCCGGCAGCCGGGATTATCAGCCCCGGATAAAAAATGGTGAGCTGGTTGAAGTGCTTATCGGTGATGAGCCCGTGCTCACCGGATATGTGGAGGCACTACCGCTTCGTTATGACGCCAGCAGCGTCAGCATGGGAATTGTCGGGCGAAGCAAAACAGCCGATCTGGTTGACTGCTCCGCTTTGCCACTCCAGCAGAGCGGAAAAAACCTGCTCAGAATAGTCAGTGAACTGGCTGCGCCATTTGGCATCACCGTTATTGATGCTGGCGTGCCGCAGACAGCGGTGATTGATGCCCAGCCGGAACACGGCGAAACCGTTGCCGATTGTCTTAACCGGTTACTGGGGCAGGTTCAGACGCTGGCTTATGACGATGAATGCGGGCGACTGGTTCTGGGAAAACCCGGAACAGGTAAAGCGGCGACGGCGCTGGTTCTGGGAGAGAATATTCTTTCCTGTGACACGGAAAGAAGCATCAGAGAGCGGTTTTCTGAATATCAGGTCAGTGGGCAGCGACCGGGCAACGACGATGATTTTGGTGAGGCTACCATTGCCGCAATACGTCAGACCATTCAGGACAGTGGTGTGACCCGTTATCGCCCTTTGTTGATTCAGCAGTCAGGCACAGCAACGACAGCAACCTGTAAGGCCCGTTGTGAATTTGAAGCGCGTCAACGGGCTGCGCTTACCCGTGAGACAACATATACGGTTCAGGGCTGGCGGCAGGGCAGTGGCGCGTTATGGCGTCCGGGGTTATCTGTCATCGTTTTCGACCCGCTGAATAATTTTGATAATGATGAACTGGTGATCGCAGAAGTCACCTATAACCAGGACGACCGGGGCACGACGACTGAATTACGGGTTGGCCCGGCAGATGCTTATCTCCCCGAGCCTGTTACCGCCAGGAAGAAAAAAAATGTTGAGGAGGATTTCTGATGAACGGGTTTTCTCTTCGCAATCTGATTTCCCGGGCTGTCATCACGGCGGTGGATTCCGCCAGAAAGTGTCAGTCTGTAGGGTTGAAAATGATAGCCGGAGATCAGAAACAACACGTTGAGCACCTTGAGCCTTATGGTTTTACATCTGCTGCACAGAACGGTGCTGAGGGCGTTGCTTTATTCCCGGCGGGCGATCGTTCTCATGGTGTGGTTGTGGTCGTGGCTGACAGACGTTACCGGTTGAAAGGACTGAAACGTGGGGAAGTGGCGCTTTATGACGATCAGGGGCAATCCGTTGTCCTGACCCGTTCCGGTATTGTGGTGAACGGGGGCGGGAAGCCCATTATTTTTCAAAACGCGCCTAAAGCGCGCTTTGAAATGCCTGTCGAATCCACCGCTGATATTACTGACAATTGCGACAGTGGCGGACTCAGCATGCAGCAAATGCGGCAGACCTACAATGCCCACAAACACACCGAAAATGGTGATGGTGGTGGGATCACTGACACGCCAGATCAACCGATGGGCTGAAAATCATGATGATTAATGTTAACGGGCGAACCGTGTCGACCGGGGCTTCGCTCGACCTTCTGACGCGTGCTGTGATTATTTCGCTTTTTACCTGGCGGCGTGCAGGGCGTGATGATGATGCACCGCAGATATTTGGATGGTGGGGGGATACCTGGCCTACGGTTCAGAATGATCGCACGGGGTCGCGTCTGTATCTGTTGCGACGCAGCAAGCTGACAAATAAAACCCCGCAGCTTGCCAGAGATTATGCCCGTGAAGCGCTGGCGTGGATGGTGGAGGATGGTGTTGCTTCCCGTCTTGATATTAACGCTGTCAGGACCGGGACAGACTCGCTGGCACTTGCCATTACCATTTACCAGCGTGACGGCAATATTCACAACATTATTTTTGATGATATCTGGAGTGAACTGAATGGCTGACAGTCAGTTTTATCGCCCCGGCCTCCCGCAACTTATTTCTATGATCCGGAGCGATTTATTAACCCGCTTTGAGCAGGATACGCTGCTTCGTCGTATGGATGCGGAAGTGTACGCCCGTGTACAGGCTGCAGCTGTGCACACGTTGTACGGGTATATCGATTATCTTGCCAGAAATCTGTTGCCGGACATGTGTGATGAAGACTGGCTGTACCGGCACGCCAGAATCAAACGCTGCCCGCGAAAAGATGCGGTGTCAGCCCGGGGATTTGTGCGCTGGGATGGCGTAGAGGGGACGCCGGTATTGCCAGCGGGAACGCAGATCCAGCGTGATGATCAGGTGACCTTCACCACGACGGCGACGGTGACCGCAGCCGATGGTCTTCTCCGGGTGCCTGTTGTGGCAGATGAACCGGGGGCGGCGGGGAATACGGATGATGGTATTGCCATGCAACTGGGAACACCCGTCAGTGGTCTGCCGTCCACAGGGTACGCGGACACCATTACAGACGGTGAAGATATTGAAAATCTGGAAATATGGCGTGCCCGCGTTATGGAACGTTATTACTACATTCCACAGGGGGGCGCAGACCCTGATTATGTTATCTGGGCGAAAGAAGTTCAGGGTATTAACCGTGCATGGACTTTCAGACACTGGAAAGGCATTGGAACGGTTGGCGTGATGGTGGCGACAAACGATCCGGAACACCCGGCCCCGGATGAAAGCGTGATTAACGCAGTCAGGGACCACATCCTTCCTCTGGCACCTGTTGCCGGAAGCGGATTGTATGTATTCGGTGCCACAGAAAAAGTTATCCCGATGACGATTGCGTTATCGAAAGACACACCGCAAATCAGGGCGGCAATAAAATCAGAACTGAATGCGCTGATGTTCCGGGATGGTGTGCCGGAAGGGCGCATGTATCTGTCCAGAATCAGCGAGGCTATCAGTTTATCTGCAGGCGAGGTGGCCCATCGACTCATCGACCCTTCATCGGATATTGACCTGGGGGAAACTGAGCTTCCGGTACTCGGGGAGATCACATGGCAGGCTTATGACCCGGTAAGGAGTAAATAATGGATACGTTACAGGATGATTATACAAAATTGTTGTATGGCCTGATGCCGCCGGGACCTGCATGGTCAGATACCGACGGTGTACTTGACGGTCTGGCACCATCGCTTGTGCGTGTTCACCAGCGGGCTGATGAACTGGTGATTGAAATCGATCCCGGTCAGTCCACAGAGCTGATTGATCGTTATGAAGAATTGTATGGTTTACCTGATTCCTGTTCCCCTGTCGGAACCCAGACATTACGCCAGCGTCAGCAACGTCTTGAAGCAAAAGCCAATGTGGCTGGTGGCATAAATGAGCAGTTCTTCCTGGATCAGCTTGAGGCGCTGGGATATACCGGCGTGACGATCGAACAGTTCCAGCACCTGGATGCAAGCCCTGATCCGGAATGGGGAGATCGCTGGCGTTATTTCTGGCGTGTGACGTTACCAGTGGATGCTGGCGCGCAGTGGCAGACATGTACGGATGCCTGTAACACACCGATCCGGACGTGGGGCGATACGATTGCGGAGTGCGTGATTAATAAATTATGTCCGTCACATACTGTCGTTTTATTTTCCTATCCAGATGAGGATGAAGATGCACAGGATTGATACGCTGACAGCGGTAAAAGATAAGTTTGGTCCGGGCAAGAACGGATTCACTGACGGAAATATTCGGACGGGGCGTCTTGCCACCTGGCTGAACAGTGCCATGTGGGATGCCATTCAGGAGGAAATCTGTGGTGTCATTGAGAAGGCCGGGATAGAACTGAATAAAGAAGAACACGATCAGCTATATAAAGCCATATTATTACTGGTGGGCGGTGCGATTAACGAAGAGGCATTGCTGATAAAAAATAACCTTTCGGATGTGGAAGATAAGGATGAGGCTGTTGAAAACCTCGGATTAAAACCCACGGTGGATAAGGCAAAAAATGCCGTTCAGCGTGATGGTGACACCATGACCGGAGAACTAAAAATCCGTGGAGTTAATGCGCTGAGGATTTTCAACGAAGCCTTTGGCCTGATTTTTCGTCGTTCGGAAGAGTGCCTGCACCTTATTCCCACACAGGAAAATCAGGGTGAAAACGGCGATATTGGCCCCCTGCGTCCGTTTACCATGAATTTGCGGACGGGTGAGATAACCATGTCCAAAGTATCTGTTGGCGGTGGTTCGCAGGTCAATGGTGCGCTGGGTATCGGTGTTCAGAACGCGCTGGGCGGAAACTCAATTGCTTTCGGGGATAACGATACCGGCCTGAAACAGAATGGTGACGGCCTGCTGGATGTTTATGCCAATGGTCAGCACGTATTCCGTTTTCAGAATGGCGCGTTACAAAGTAACCGGGCAGTGAATGTTTCAGGGCGGGTAACACCAACTGATTATGGCAATTTCGATGAACGCTACCAGACCAAAACAGGCGGCGTGCAGGATGTGCGTTTGGGAAGCGCCATTGGTATTGGACGCGGCGGGAATGCACCATCAGGTCACTTGCTGAGTGGTGTTGATGGTGGTGAAAAAGTGGACTGGGCGAATGCCCGCCCGGTGCAGGTTTTAATTAATGGCGTCTGGCGGAATGTAGCGAGTTTGTAATTATGATGCACTTAAAAAATATTACGGCACAAAATCCTAAAACAATTGAGCAATACCAGCTGGCGCGACAGCATAAATTTTTATTGTGGCTGTTCTCCGATGATGGTCAGGAATGGCATGAAGCCCAGGAAAAATTTCAGCCAGATACTCTGAAAGTTATTTATGTCGAAACTGGCGAAGTGGTCTGGGTTGGAAAAGACATCACATCAATCTGCCCGGAAAATAAAAGCGTGATTGAGTTGCCGGATATTACCGCTAACCGCCGCATTACCGCACCGGGTTACTGGTTTTACCGCAATGATGAATTTGTTTTCGACTACAAACTTAAAGCGGAAGATGAGCGTGATGCACTGTTAAAACAGGTCAGCATCATGACCAGCGAATGGGAAAAAGACCTGCTGCTGGGATTAATCAGCGACGAAGACAGGGAAAAACTGAAAGCGTACCGCATTTACGCGAAATCGCTGCAGACGATGGATTTCAGCCCCATCACTGATAAAGCCTCATATAACGCCATTGAATGGCCCGTCTCTCCGGAAGCCTCTTCCTGATTTAATTTATTGCGAGAAAAACTATGTCTGTAGTGATATCAGGTGCGCTGATTGATGGCGCAGGCATCCCCATGTCCGGATGCCACATAATTCTGAAATCCCGGGTAAACACGTCAGAAGTGGTGATGCGCACAGTTGCTGATGTGGTGACAGGAAACTGTGGCGAGTACTGTTTTAAGGCGCAGACCGGAAAATACTGCGTATATCTGAAACAGGACTGGCGCGACGAGTACTGTGTTGGCGACATTGCCGTATACGACGACTCTAGGCCCGGCACACTGAACGACTTTCTGACTGCCCTTGATGAAGGCGACCTCAAACCCGACGTGGTGAAACGTTTTGAGGAAATGGTGGCGCAGGCGCAGCAGAGCGCGGAAGCGGCAGCGGAAAGCGAACGACAGGCCGGGCAACACGCAGCTGATGCGCAGAAGATTAAGGGTGATTGCCAGACGCTGGCAGATAATGTTCAGCAGAATACAAATGCTGTGGAGGAAAACACGCAGCGCGTTGAACAGCTGGCCTCGCAGGTTGAGGATACCGCTGAAGAAGTCAGGCAGGATGCTGAAGCCGCCAAACAGGCCGCATCCGATGCAGAGCAGGCCAGAGATGATATTGATGTTGCGTTATCTGCAACGCTGAAAACGGCGAATCACCTGTCAGAAATTGCAGCAGAGGGGGAAGATGCTCAGCAGGAATCCCGCGACAATCTGGGGTTGAAAAGTGCCGCCTTGCTTGATGTCCAGAGCGATATTTATGACAGAACCGCAGGATGTCTTGCTCTGCCGGGGGCGTTCGGATACGGGCATGTGTTCTCTTCGTCGGAAGTGGTGTATTTCAGCGCCCAAAATGGCCCTGCCGAATTTCTGAAATGGGTGTTCGAAGTCACCCCCGGGCGTTACGCGGTAACACAATATGGAGGGACTAACACTTCGTATAACCCCATCATTGCGTATGACATGGGGCAACCTTATTTCCGTGGACTTGTGGATATAGACATACGATACGGAATTGACTCTGGCGGTATTGAAGCAGAAGCGCGTCGGTGGATAACGTTTCATGGTGATGCAGAATACGATGGGGGATTCGGTGAAGGTCCTGCGAAATATCAGGTACTGGTTAAAAAATCCATGCGTCCGCCAGACCTACCAAAAGCATGGTCGCGGTTGTTCTGGTCACGTAATCGCCTGATGCAACTGTTGTATGCAACAGAAAATACATCAAAGCGTCCTCCGTTCCCCGGAGGCCTGGTTCTTGCTGCATACCTACCGGACGATGGCAGCAGTGAGGTTACGTTACTTCGTGCACAAGGCGTGTCAGGCTCAAGACTCCGGCAGGTGGTCTTTGAAGCGGAGTATCGCACGTCAGGATTTAGTGCTGCTGCGAGGTCATTTGTCTACGGGGGTACCCTGCCTGGTACATATGTCGCTTTATCTGGCGGCCCGGATGTTAAGTTTTATAACCGGGGCTTAGTTTCTTTGTTTGTGAGGATTGCATGATGCAGATAAAAGAGATTACCAGTCCCCGTTATACCGAATCCGGTGCGATTGACTGCGACGTGCTGTTTGAGGGAATGGAAGACCCACTTCCGTACACAGCCACGCCAGACGATACAGCGAAAACCGGCCAGCAAATCTGGCAGGAGTTGCAAAGCGGCAAATGGGGCGAAATCGCCCCGTTCACTGTTACGCCTGAAATGCTGGAAGCAGCAAAGGACGCTAAAAAACGAGAAATTGAGGCATGGCGCACAGAACAGGAAGCGCAGCCGTTCATGTTCGAATGGAATGGCCGCACATGGAACGCTGGCCCCGACTCACTGGCCCGTCTCTATCCGGTGGTAATGGCTGCAAAATCTGATACGGCACGAACCGCCCTTGCATGGGGTGACGCCAATAATCAACAGGTGAAACTGTCGATGCCGGAACTGGAAGAGCTGGCGGCAGCACTGGCTCAGGCGCAGGTCGATCGCAATGACGAGATTTATCGCCGTCAGCGTGAAATGAAAGAGGATCTGAACAATCTGGAGGATTTGGGTTCAATCCGAGCATTTGGTATTGGCTAATAAATCAATCGCAACTGGTGTTTAGAACCCTCCCGACTTTTGAAGGTTGGGAGGGCTGGGGAAACGGTTATTAATTGAGGCAATGCATAACAAGCTTTAACAAAAAGCCTCAAAAAAACATTCTCCAAAACCAGAACGCAACTGATTGATTTTGGTGAAAGACACAACGCGGTTGCTTTCAACAATAAAACCCTTTAAAAACCAACTTATTTCATTGAATATAAAGGATTAATTATCTATATCGCTCACCTTCTTATTCA